AGCAGTTGATACTCTATTAGTTAATGCTGTCAAATCAGACTGAGAAGCCTTTAAAGAAATGGCTCCAGAGAGTGATGTTATATTTGTTTCTGAAGAACTTACTCGCTGTCCTAGTGCATTAAAATCGGTCTGAGCAACTTTAAGATTTATTTGATTTGATAAAATGGTTACTTGTGCTGCAAAGTCTGACTTAGTTGTGAAAGTACTATCAGCATATCCTTTTGCATTCGATTCTGCAGTATTTGCTTTAGCTTGAGCATCTGCTGTTACGTCTTCCGGTGCTGGTGTCCAATCTGTTGCTTTATTCCCTTTTTCAAATTTTATATCATATAGAATATATGATATCGCTTCAAATGTAGCACCTCTATTTGGTTGGATATAAAAATAGTCTGTTGGTGTAGCAGCTATTTGAAGTTCGTATGATATTTTTAATATTGAATTTACTGCTGTATATGGTACACTAGGTGTGTATGCATTGCCAGAGCTAAAATTATCTGTTAATAAAACATCATTAACACGTAAATTATAACAATTCCCAAAGCCCCCGTCATGTCCACCGATATGATATAAACCACCACTTAGAATCTTAATTTTATATGATAAGGTATATCTAGTATTCAATTCCATAGAGTTCTTTATATCCATTCTAACACCTGTTGATGATCCTTGTGGTGCATTACAACTAAATGTTAAAAAATCACTGGTTGTAGCAATACCCCATATAGCTTTTAAACTTTTATATAACAGGTTTCTTCCACCAATTTTAATGGCATTTACCTTATTTGTAGCATCTGTTGCAGCTGCTGCTGCAGCCGTTGAAATTGCCGAATCTTTTGCGGAATTAATTGTACTTTGAACTGTAGAAATAATAGCTGTCGAAGTTATCTTTAATTCAGCAGATGCAACACGAGTAGCAAGGGAATCAACTGTCGAAGAATCTGCCTTTAATGCTATTTGCCCAGCTTGCTGAGATATGGTAGTCTCAGTGTTTGTCACTCTTTGACCTAACGCATTGAAATCACTCTGTGATACCTTCGTGGTTATCTGAGTAGACAATATATTGACCTGTGCACTAAAATCACTTTTAGTAGTATATTTAGTTGCAGCATCATCAATAGCAGCCTTCTTTGCAATAGCTACAACCGAATCAGCATAGCTCTTTGTCTCTGTTACGGATGCAGTTATGCGTCCATCCAAAACAGAAATAGTTGTTTGAACAGTCGTAATTGAAGTCTTAACGTCAGATAATTCAGTAGATACGCTTTTTCCAGTTGATTCCAAAATAAAATCACCTTTAAGACGTACATTCTTACCGTACATACCAGAGCCCGACAAAGCCCCAAAAACAGCATCTACAATCCCTGATAAGTTCCCAACTCTTGTTATCAACTTACCATCTAATGAATAGCTGTTAATACCTTCATAGTCATCCCGATAAGGAGCTGTATCACCAACCGCACAATCTATCTGTGCAGATTGTCTGGCCGTTACAGTTCTATTACCCAGTACAACTACTTCATCGCTCGCCTCTGGTGCTGCGCTATTAGTCTCACAATCGGCTTTCGAGAGATTAAAATAACCAGCTCCGGCAGAAGTGACTAATCTCCAATATCTTTTTATTTCACTTCCGGTAAAAGTCTGACAAAGTATCTGGTCGCCTGCAACAAAGTCGTTCGTACTGTCGTGTTCGCATCGCCAGTACGAACCGCCATCAACAACTTTAGTAAGCTTTCCGCCAGCTGCCGAACGAATAACCATCCCGCCTTGATGCACTATCTTTTGAACAACAAGCTCGAATATGGAGAATATTTTCCTAACTGTTAAGTTGTCAATCTCCATATTCCAGTCACCATTGATTGCCTTGTATATCTTCATGCCGTTACCAGCAAAACCAGATACAAACGAATCACTCGAAACAGAGTCCTTAACAACAGTTTGAAAAAGTGTAGCTACATGGTCTATACTAAGATCGTACATAGTTGCAAGCTGCTTAACAATCAGATTTAAAGAAGTCACTTGGTTGGTTACCTCTACCTCTGTAAATGCACCCTTAGAAGCATCAACAAGTTTTGCCGATAAGGTTTCAAGCACATGCATATAATCTGCAGTAGCACCGCCTTTTACGATTATTCCTTTTAAAAAAGTAAGCAGTTCTAAGGCTGTATCTGCTTCATCCTTCTTTAAGAACTTAGAAAGTGTTTTTGCAGCAGAATATACATTCGTGTCTAATTCAATTGAAGAATCAACTGATCGGATAATGTCTAATAAGGCTTTGTCACCAAGCTTTATGCCTTCTAAAAATGTTATTAGTTTCTGAGCTGTATCTTTATTTATCTTAGAAATATACTTCTCGTCTAATTCCAAATCATGATTTGATATAGCCTCGTCTATTTCGCTTAATATTCTAAGCGAAGAAAGTGTATTTTCATCGGTTAAAGCCTCGGAGTTTCCTATTTTTATAATCTTATTTAAAATAGATTTATTAACCTCGAGAAGCGTTCTTAAAGCAGAAAAAACATTCTTATCCGACGCCGCTATTGTTTCGTCCTTTTTTATTATTTGTGTTGAATCTGATTGACCGCCTATAACAACAGATGTACTTCCATTTCCGGAATATCCAGACACAGAAGTACCTTTTAAATTTTTGCTACGCGGGGTTGCTGGTATAGATTTATTTTCTATTATTGTCGTCATGCTTCAATCATCTTAACTTCAAAACGATCCGCTTCAAAATCGATCTCTCCGCCTGTATTAATAAATCTTTTATTAGTCATATAATTGTCAGACAATAGAGATACAGGAGTTATAAGCGGACTATATATTAATACTTGATTAAGTTTTATTTTGGTGGCGCTATATTGATCTATTATTCTTCTTATCAAATTTTCTTCTGGTCTAACAAGCGAATTATAAATAGAGCAATAAAGATTATCTTTAAGGAATCCAGACCCTAACAAAACTTTAGCAAAACAAACATCATCATTGTTCCAGCTAGACATTTTAAATTCTATTTCATCTAATTCATTAACGAATGAAGAATTTACAACGTTAGAATATATTCGATCTGACTTTTCGCTAGTTTTATCTTCTAGCGAGTCAAGTTTTTTATATGATACTTTTAATCCCTTTATATAATATCCTGTAATTTGACTAAAAGTAAGAGTGTCAATAGCAAACATTTTAAATTTGAGTTCTCCAGATAGAGGTATTTCAGGCAATATAATCATGTGTCCATCTACTCCGCTATAAGGCATTTCGAGAGTCTTGGTAGACATGTTATTTACATAACCTCCTTTAGATAATTCATCTTTATTAAATACAAGCATAAAAAGACCTTTACTCGCATCAGTAGTCCATATTTTATTAAATCCATCCCAATACTTATCTCCAATCGATAGCTGGCAATAAATAGACATATTAGAATTAAGAGATTCAAAAGTATCATCAAAATAAGCCATATCTTGACGTTTAATAAGGCGTATAGAGCAACTTACTGCAATAGCTGCAGATGCATAAGACGCAACAGGTAGCTTAGACTTAAATTCAAGTATTGGAAATCTCCCGAGCTCAACTTTATTATTAGATATGGGGTCTATAGTTGAACCCATTCGTCTTACCTGTATAGCTTCTTCAAAATTGTAATTAGTTATATTATCACTTTTTTTATAGCTTTGAACCTTTACAGGCATAGCTCCTAATAAGCTATTCACATCAACGGCCATACTAGCTATAGATTCTGAAACCTCTGGAACACCGACATAGTCGCTATAATGATATAGTTTATAAACAGAAGGGAAATAGAATCTTTTTACACTAATATTGTCTCCATCTATTATATTAGATGGAGACTGCATAGAACTTAGTTTGTCGAAATCCTCAGTTGGGAATATATCAGAAACATTATAATTGCTAGTCTTAACACTGGCCTTACTATAACCGCCCAAACCATCTAGTGTGTTATCCGATCCTGCAAAACCAATATCCTGTATATTAGCCTCCGAGAAAGAAACCATTTGATAAGAAGTAAAATCACCCGTATATTCGTAATATTGTCCTTTATGATCTATGTCAACGAAATATAAATCACCCTTCCAATCTACACACGTCCAATTTAGAAGTTTGCAAAGTTCTTCCAAAACATCTTTCAATTTAAGAGCTTTACCTTCTTCATCAAAGAAATTTTGTTCACTCACTTTCATATTTTCGAGTACATTAGTTAATGAGTCGTAAGTATCTAGATCTGTAGAATAAACATGTGGTATATAGATATAAGTGTATTCTGCATTTGCAGCACTTACGCATTTTTTAAGTAAGTTCCAAAGAGTTATAAAAACATAGCTATCGCTCTCTTTTTTATAATCAAGAAATTCGAGTGTAGACATAGCGGAAAGACATTCTACAGATAGTTCAAATTTAACACTCGTATAGTCCTGCGTGTACATCTCTGGCTTTATAAACCCTCGCCAAAGAACTACACCTTCACACTTTAATAAAACTCTATACTGTTGGTAATTGGTCGATAGCAGGTTTTGCAAATAATCGTCTCCCACTACTTTTAACTTTGCCGAACTAAACCGTATAGGCGTGTATAGAAAATCCTCATCATCTATAGTAACAGTAAACGGACTAGTGCCCCCGATTAGTTCTACTGCTTCTCCGGTAAATCCTTCTTGCTGAATATCTACCTGATAAGTCGTATTATTGTACGACTTAAAAGGCACTGTATATATTGTATTGTAGCTCATATTATAATTTCTTTCCGGTTTGTTTTTGATAATTTTTCAAAGTGAGGAATAAATCCGAGCCTCTTACTTTGATTCCAGTTTGAAGTGTCCCAACTTCCTTATTACTATTTAGAAGCCCATAAAGTGTGTTTTGCTGTCCTTTATTAAGAATCATTTCGCCGCTATTAATTCTAGCTAGTATCTTATCGCCTGTGAAGGAATTGCCGCCGACAATACCTCCGCTCTCGAATTTGGGAATTGCAGCAGCGGCGATAAGAGCTTGCATAGCTGCAATTTGTGCAGAGGCTAATCCTAAGCCGACGAAAGGAATTCCAGCATAAGCGGCCGTACTCTCTGCCGCCATTTGGATTGTTGATGCTTCCGTAACAGCGGAGGACGCTGCAACTTTTGCTGTCGCAGTGGCTGCAATAGCAGCACTTTCAGCCGCGACTTGCGATCCTGCATTTGTAACTTTTGCAGCTGTAGTAGCTGTATCTATTGCTGCTTCCGTCTCCTTTGCTTTCGCCATTTTATCAATTAATTGCGTAATATTGTCTATCATATTAAGAATAGACATAAAACCATCAACGGTATTAATCAGAGCATCCCACACTGCCATAATTCTTTCCCATCCGGAAGAATCAACATCGTTAAATACTTGCCTGATATTCTGAAAAGAAGAAACCATTCTATCAGCAGAGCTCGCAACATCTTTAACTCCGCTAAAAATACCTTTTCGAATTTCTTTGCTTAAATCTTCTATATCTTGTTTAACTGTAGATATTTTTAGAGCATCTTCAAGCGTAGTGACATTTCCCATTGCGTCGTTAAGAGCCTTAACCATTTCAGGAGCAATATTTTCATATTTACTTTGTAATTCCTCTAAGCTTAATTTTTTAGCTTCTATGTCTTTTGATAACTCGTCAGATTTTCCGCCTATTGCCGATTTAATTATTTCGGTATTCTCTTTTGCATTATCTCGTTTATCCTCTGCTATATCAACTTTTGATCGTTTGTAATCAAATGTTGTGTCACGTTCTTTTAGTTTAGGAATCTCAACAGGCCTTTTGTCTATTAGCAGTTGATTGTATAATTCTGTTGCCTTTGCATCAGCACCCATTATGCTGCCTGTAAGTTCCAGAGTCGATTTTATCAATTCATTTAAAGCAGAATCATACTCTTTTTGAGTCATTACAGTATCGCCAGCCGCACGCTTACTGTCCAGTTCAAATTTTGCGGAAGAGTAATCTTTAGTAGCTACATTTAATTTTGCTTGTTTCTCGTTATATCGTGGATGCGCTACATTTTCCTGCAAATCGCTTAAATACTTAGTGTCTTTAGCCGCATTGTCTTTAAGAGCCATAGCCTGAATCAAAGCGTTTTTATTGAGTTCATCGAATGCTTTATCGTAGTCGTCAGATGAAATTAGGTTTAATTTTAGTTTTGCATCTAATTCCGCTAAATCCTCTCTGTATTTTTCTTGCGCTTTTTCTAGTTCTGTTTCTTTATGTTTCTTCTCTTTCTTTTCGGGAGTGTATGGAGATACTATTTTTTCATCTGGTACTAACCCTATATTCGTCCTTATTTGTGCACTAGCGTCTTGAATAATTTTCACCAGCTGATTTACAGTATCTCTGTCCTGATGAGTGCTATTATATTTGTTAAAGTAACTATCTATAGGATTTCTTTTTGCTTCAAATCTTGTCTGCTCTCTAGTTGCTTTTTCATATCCTTTCGACCCTCCATATTTATTAAAAATATTGTTTATTTGATCCTGAGCTTCAATCTTCTTTCGGGTATAGAAATCTACTTTTGCGGTTGCTTCTAATAATTTTATTCTTTGACTAATAACTGAATTTATCTTTAAATTTGCATTCAATGAACCATTTTCAAATGCTGCATTTGTACCGAGCAGAGAGTTTATTTTATTTAGTGCAAATTGTCTCTCTTGTGTACTTTTTGTAGTATCATTTAATATACTCTGTAACACTTGTAATTGAATAATTTCAGGTGTATGAGTTACTGAGTTTGCCTCACTCTTGTAATCCGAAAAAATACTTTTGATCTTTTCTGTTTCAGCTTTTACCTCTACTATTCTAGCGACAATTTCAGATATAATGATAAATATAGCTGTTGGTAACGCTGATATTAAAGCCGATTTAATTGCGATTCCAGCCTTTTGAAATGCCATCTTCATAGTTGCAGCACCAGACTGAGCTTTCCAAGCCGCTTCATCAAATGCGACTCCAGCAGCTTTTGCAGCTTTTGCGGCTGCATACATTGCTGTTTTTTGAGCTTTTGCTAATTCTACACCAATCCAGTTAAATAAACGGCCAAGAGATACGCCAATAAGAGCGGCAACTAAAGAAGCTATAATCGACTTTATATTTAATGAAGCTGATTGGATTAAGCTTGTTATTCCATCTATCCCGCTTTTTAATGCTGATTGAATTCCGGTGTTTTTTGTAAACTCAGTAAAAACATTTTTTAAACGATTCAAACTCGTTTCGATGTTATCCGTATTGACATTCGGAATCATACTAGTAAGTGCATCTGCGAACTTGGGAAGTATATCCGCACTCAATAATTCGCCTTTCTGTAATAGCTTGTCGAGTTTCTGGATTGGAACGCCAGCCGCTTTAGCCATTGCAGCCATGGCAATAGGCATACGTTCGCCCAACTGTCGGCGTAATTCCTCTGAGCTGATCTTTCCTTTTGACATCATCTGAGTAATAGCCAAGAAAGAAAGGTTTGTATCATCTGCACTCATACCAAAAGCGATACAGGCACGGGAAACAGAATCGAATATCTTTTTCTGATCTGCCAATCTCACACCTGCATTGCTTGCGGCGGCTGTGAACTTAGCATAATTGTCTGTTAACGCTAAAACCTCTACGCCGTATTTCTTTGATAGCTCTAGTAAGAACTTTTGATTGGTTACATAATTAGCTGTGCTGCCTGAAACATTTTTTAGCGCTGTAGTAACCTTACTCGTTTCTCGTGCAGTCGAGATTAGCTGGCTTATGAAACTTCCTAGGCTTAGTCCTACGCCAGAGATTGCAGCCACAAAGGTTAATACCCGCATCTGCATAGCCTTTAACGACTGTTGTATAGTGCTTGCTCCTTTCTTGAAATTCTCTGTCAGTAGATTGATTGCTACTGAAAAACTTAGATTTGCCATATTCTAATTGAATTTTATTTCACCGTTTAAAAATCTATCTAAAGTATTCACACCTCTTTCAAGCTCATTAGCTGCTTTTGATGCAATGCTTTCGATCTCCCACGGAAGCGGATATAAATCGGCAGGGGCTTTTATTTTTTTACCGTCTACATGAGGAAGAATAGTAAGAAAAGTCCAGAGGCGATCATTTTCGATTTGCTCTTTTTTCTTGCGCTCGTATGCCTCTATGTACATTTCAATATCATATAAACACATTTTATTCATCACAAAATCGGTATCAATGCCAGCGCCAACAATTAGGGTTGCGGCTAAATCTTTTATATACATATCATTGCTTCCATGTGAAGGATGATCCTGCCCTTCTGGCTTATTTTGAAACTGAGCAAAAGTTTTGCTTAACTCCTCAAATTCACGAACAAGGTCTTTAAATTGCTTTTCATTTTCGCATAGTGTTATGAATTGATCGTATGTAAAATTCACGTCATTATTACACAGCACAAGGCAATAAAGCAAATGCTTTAAATCGTTCTCCACTGTGTAGTCGATTTTAGAAAAAGGCTTTCCTAGTAGCTGTTCAAACCTGATTATACTTTGAATTGTGAGCTTTATATTAAATTTCATACTGTTATAAATAGAAAAGGGCGGGCAAAAACTGCCTGCCCTTTAGATTGATAAATACGGATTATTAAACCGTGATAGTAATGTTAACGATTGCAGAAGAAACGCCCGCATAAGTGACCTTCACCGCGATTGTTCCGGCTGTAGTTCCAGCATCAGCAAATATCTCACCGTTCTTAGTTACACCTACACCACTCTTCGGAGTTGTAACCTCCCACAAACCGCCAGAAGTCATTTCTATTCCATTTACAGTAAATACAAGCTGTTTAAATCCTGATCCAGCAACATAGCTTTGTGCGGCTTTAACTGCTATAGTTGGAACTACTGTAGTTGGCGTTAATGCTCCTGTTCCAGTAAACTCAGTTGAGCAAGTACAATTCGCTCCATTATCGGCTTTTTGTTCCAACTTTGTGATGTGAGCCTTTCCTGTATACCATCCGGCCGATAGTTCAAAAGAATCATTTGCAAGTCCATAAACAACTTCTACAGGATCCGTAGCATTAAGAGCCGAAAACAAGGTATCAAATGAAAGCGCACCAGCTTTTCTTGTCAATAGAGCCTCGGTACTCATAGACCAACTTTTTTTACCGCCCTGAGAAGTTGCCCACCCGCCAGACATTTTATTCGCTGTGTCAATAGTGTCCTTAGATATATTTAACCCACAACTAGACGAAAACGCTACAGGTTTACCGTCTATAAAGACGAAAAGTAAATCGCCTTTCTGCAAATCTGTATTTGAATCATATTCCATAACTTATAAATATTAAATTGTTAATTAATTGACTGAGAATAGTAACACTTGCAAATATTTGCCATCTGCATAATCTTCTGTAGAATCTTCAAGTCTTATTACGATCCCTTCGTGTTTGCCTTCAAGAGTTGCATTTATAAGCTCTGCAAGGCTTTGTGATTTATCGTAATCATCGCTAATTGCTTCTACATAAACTTTGCATTTTTCATTAGCAACGCCCATATTTGTATATTCTTTGGAATACTCGTCGCGTTGATATAATATTATATCTCCTACAGTCTCTTTTGGTGCTACGAGTGGGAAAATATTCTCGCCAACAATGCTAAAAATTTCGGTGTCTGCTTTTAAAATATTCCGTATAAGTGTTCCGGCTTTAAATTTAGCACTCATTATTACCTCCTGTTTTGAATTCGTAAAACAGCTCTTTCAACACCTTTATAAACTTTATCTAGCGCTTTAGAATCATCATTTGCAATCGTATCAGTCCAAAAGAAGTTCCCCGGCATAATTCCACGATTCGCATTTTTTTTATTAGCCCTTAGAGTTGTTCCTCGGTCAACCAAATGGGCATGATAGCCTTTGCCTCCATTCTTTCCAAAACCTTGCGTGCTATTAAATCCAGCTAAAGCTCCTAATTTAGT